GTGAGCCAGGAGATCAGGTGCGAGTGCCCGGAGTGCAGATAGAGCCCGTCTGCCGGAGTCCACGGGGGCTCCGGCGAGTGCTGCGCGCGGGCGGTCACGGCGCCACCTTCGAGGCGCCGCGCGCGTCCCAGTAGGGCATGAAGGCGAAAGGCACGTCCAGCCACCGGGCGCCGTCGATCTGCGAAGTAAACGACGCCACGCTCTGTTTGTGGTCGTACTGCTTCACCAGCGCGAGCGCCGTTGGCGTCGCCTTGAGGTACAGATCGGAATAGTGGTTGCCGATCGGCACGCCCGCGGCCTTCGCGGCGTCGTACAGTTCGCGGGAGGTCATGGGGCCACCCCCACCGGCGCGGGGTCGTCAATCCCCCACGGTGCCGAGTCGTAGCCGGGGAGCGCGGAGATCGCGGCGCCCTCGACCGCCTCCAAGAATCGAGCGGCGCGCGAGCCTTCCCAGCCGTCATGCTCGCAACTCTGGTAGCGCAGGCACGAGACGGCCTTGAGGCACACGACCGGCGACAGGCGCGGAGCGCGCTGGATGTCGGCGTAGCTGAACTCGTGCGGCGCGCCGAACTCGCCGAACGTCTCCGGGTAGCGCCCGGCCAAGCTCTTGATGTTCTCTTGGTGCAGCATGGTGGCGATCCCCTCCGGTGTCGCCTCGCCGAAGCCCGCCCACGAGCAGGCGGTGCGGTCGTTATCGAACGCCCACCGCACGATCGCGGCAACGTGCGTTCTGGTGCAAAGCCATGCGCTCATCTTCTCACCCTCCGCCCGGTGGGGTGTGCGCGCCGGCCTCCGGGCCGACCGGCGCGCGGGATTCAGCGGGCCGGCCGTACTCCGCGCTCCGCCGCGTCTATGGCGTGGCGCTTGGTGCGGTACGGTAGGCCGCGCCCCCATGAATCGCAGGCCGCGCCATTGGCCCACGGCCTGGCGCGGAGGCTCCAATAGCAGCCGGCCACGCTGTAGCGTTCGCGGAAGATTCCGACTTCGCCGCCGGGGACCGGGGTGGTGCAGCGCAAGCCGTTTAAGGCGCGAAATGCGGATGGTGCCGGGGTCCACGTCATCGGATCACCAGCTCGCCCGCGAGCGGAAGTGCTTGCCGCCCGCGGGCTCGGTCGGAGTGAACAGCGCGGGGAACAGGGAGCAGGCGAAGCGCAGCGCACCCTCCGGGGTGCGGGCCTCGACGGTTACGGTCTGGTTTCCACTGAACGGTTGCAGGCTCATCTTCAGTTCTCCTCGGGAAACATGATCGTGAAGGAGCCGAGATCGTTGCGGCCGATCCACACATCGGAGCCGGTGACGTTGCCGTGGAGGCCGTCCGTCCACAGATCCTCGCTGGGCGCGGCCCGGCAAACCATCGCCGCGTCCATGAGCAGCGGAATCGCGGCCTGCGCGTAGGTGCGCTGCGAGCCCTGAATGGCCCGCTCGATTGCAGCGTGCACTCCCGCCGTGAACAGCGCGCCGGGAAACTTGTCGGGAAACGGCTCGAATAGCACCCCGTCCTCGATTGCCTGACGCGACGTGTAACTGTAGATCGGCTCTCCGAAAAGCTCGCTCATGCTCATGGTTTCGACCCTCCGCCCGGCGTGAAGCGCGCCGGCCTCCGGGCCGACCGGCGCGCGGGGGTTCACAACTCGGCCGCGAGCTGGTCCGAAAGCTCGTCCCAGTCAGGCGCGCTGATGGTCTGCGAGTCAGCGCCGAAGGCGTGCGCCCACTGGAAGCCGGCGAAGCACCAGCGCACGCCGTGGTGGTCTGGCCTCGGCGCGCGCCACACCTTTCCGAAGCGCGTCCCGAACACGACGCGCGCGAGCCTGTAGGCTTCGAGATATGCGGGGCGGTTGTTCATCGCTTCACCCTCCGAACAGCTCGCCCGCCTCGCCCGGCCGCGGTCGCGGCGCGGGGGGCGGGTCGGGAATCGGGTCTGCCGCCTTCACGGCTTCGCGCTTGGCGCGGCGGCGTGCGGCGCGTACGGCTTCCTCAAACTCGCGCAGGTCGAAGTCCGCATCCTGAAAGCCAGCGGGCAGCTCGGGATCGTAGTCCATCACGGCGTCACCTCCGGGAAGCGTGCCAGCGCGGCGCGGAGAGTGGCATTGGCGACGGCGGGATCGCCATCGTGCAGCGGCGTCGCGGGATCGTGCTCGGCCAACAGGTAGTCGTGCGCGCGCCGAGCCAGATGCGGCAGGGCCGCGCGCGCCGCCTCGAGCAGCGCCGCGAGGTCGCGCGCCGGGTCCGCCACGATCGCGCGCTCGATGCGGATGCGGTAAACGGTTGTGTCGGGGTCCGGGCCTTGCTGGCCGGTGTAGATGTAGACCTTCTCGCCGACTGCGCCGTTGTTGGGCCAGACCTCAGGGCGTTCGGCCCAGTAGTCGGGACCGCAGGTCGAGAACAGATCGCCGGGCCGCAGGTCGCGCCCGGTGCAGCGTTCCGCGACGATGCGCCACGGCTGCGGCGAGTGCTGCGCGCGGGGCGTCACGACGCGCCCCCGGGCGAGGCTAGCGGCTTGCGGTCTGGTCCGCGCCCGGCGTCGCAGCAGGTCTGGCACCGGCGCCTACCTGACTCGTCGCCGCAGTAGTGGGCGGTCTGGCATCCGCAGTAGTCGCAGGCACGCGTGCCCACGCTGCACGACAGCCCATGCGTGTGCAGGCGATGGCGAGTGCGGCGCAGGCTCGATCGCGCGGCACGTCCCGTGGTCGGCGCGGTCACGACCAGCCCATCCCGTGCTCGATCGCATCCGCGACCGGGCCGCGCAGACGAGCCGGGAGCGGCAACGGGCCGTTAGCACTCGCCCGAGCAATCGCCGCCCGCAACGCCCCTCGCAACTCGCCCGCGCCCGGCACGCCCTCAAGGTGCTTCAACTGCGCCGCCCATCGTTCCGCGTCGGTCCTCATCGCTCCGCCCTCCATCCTCGCGCCCCGCACCATGCAAGACGCTGTACCCACAAGGTAGCACCGCTGTCTCTGCGCGTCAAGGGGTCTTTTCGTGCCAGCCCACAGCCCCCGCTACGCAATACCCGTGCCAGACAGCCACACAATCGCCGTGCCAACACACTCGCAACTTTCGGCGAGTTACTCGCTTTTTCTGCGAGCCAGCCCACCGCGCTGCGCCAGCCACGCCCCGACCCGTGCCATGAGCATCCGCCCCAGGCCAGAGACGAGTGAGACACTTTGTCTCAGTGCCACGCCAGCGCGGGCCGGAGCCTGGATCAGGCGCAGTAGCCGGAGCGGTGCCGACCCTGCGCGCGCACCTGCGTCGAGGCTGGGCACGGGCTGCCGAGCACCCGCGGCGCGTCCTGCCGGCGCCGACACCTAGTCACCACCATCGCCCGCGCCGCCGGCGCCACCCCGTGCTCGTGCCCCTGCTCGTGCTCACCCGACCGCACCCGGGGAGCGCCACCTTGAGCACCAGCGCACCGTGCGCCGTGTGTCGCCTCACGGGTGACTCCCCCGCGCTCGATGTGTGTTCTTCGGAGTCCCTGTGGGGGAGGCTCGAGCGGAGGAGTCCCGGGTGGGCCCGGATAGCGGGGGGTGCTGTTGCGGTGGGGCTGGTTGATGGCTCTGCGGCTCGAGAGGGGCGCAGGCTCTCGTGCGGGCTTCTGGTGGGGGTGCTTCGCGGGTATGGTGACGATCGGGATCTGACGCGGGGCGCCGCGGGTTCAGGCGGCGCGGAACTGGAGTGCGGAGGGAGGCTCGAGTCGTGGGGGTTGGGGAGTTGGATACGAGCGCGGGCGGTAGTGAGGGCGGAGGCGGTCGGGGTTGGGGCGTCCTGCCGAGATTGAGCCACGCGCGAGGGGTGGGTTCGCGCGGACTTCCGTACCCCTTCATCTACATCATACAGACCCCTGTCAAGGACATTTTGTCATGCTCGGCTGGTGGCCGCCAGTAGATGCTGTTGCGCGCTGTTGCACTGTATGGTAAGCTGGTGTGCGTGGTCAAGAAGCGGTGTCGCGCGTGCCGTGAGTTATTGGAGCTCGAGGAGTTCTCGCCGTGCGGTGCTGGTCGGCGGCGCGGGGTGTGCCGCGGGTGCTATGCCGCGAGCGTGTCACTGGCGCGGAGGGTGGGTCGCTCGCCGCGGGCGCGGGCTGGGATCGTGATGGGTACGGTGGCGGCCGAGACGCTGGAGGAAACACTGGCGCTGCTGCGCGGGTTTCGGGTCGAGGTCGAGGCGCGGATCGCGGATCTGGCGCGGATAAGGTCGGCGGGACTGCTGCTGGAGCGCGCGGTGAACGAGGACGGCGGGCTGCCGGAGAACTCGGTGGTGGCCGGGGTCCAGGCGGGCGCGGAGCTGGTCGAGGTGCGAGGCAGTCCCGGTCGACTGGCGGCGCGCGCGGCGTCCGAGACCGAGAGCGCGCGCACCGGAGCGGTCGAGTCGGGTGAGGTGCGCCGGCCGCTCGAGGCGATGGGGTTCGGCGAGAGTCATCCGCCACCGGAGGAGCGGTGAACCACGCCTTCGTCACGATCACCTCGCTTCAGGGCGACACCGCGGCGCATGTGTGGGTGGTGCCTGACTGGTTCGTGCAGAAGTACGACGGCCAGTTCAAGCCCGGCAACGGGGGCACGTTCGCGCTGCCGGGCGCGATGCACCGCTGGTCGATGCGCGGCAGCAACCGGCGCCACGTCATCGAGTGCGCGCTCGCCGAGGCGCTGGTCGCGAAGCGGCTCACGGAGTCGGCGTGATGACCGAGGCTGAACGCACGGCGCGCGTCATGCTGAGCCAGCCGCTTTTCGTGGATCGCGGGCTGCCGGAGGCGTGGGTCCCGCCGCGCTGGATTCGGTGGGCGATCCCGTTCCGGCGCCGGGTGCTGCACGAGGGCAAGCCGTGGAGGGACTGGAACTCACTCAACCGACTGGTGCTCGAGCACTACATGCCGGCGATCCGCGACTCGATCCTGAAGCCGAGCCTGATGGCGGCTCGGTTGCGCTCGATGTCGGCGCGCCACGAGTTGAAGCGTCGGCTCTCGGGCTGGCAGAAGATGGCGGCCGCGCTCGGGCCCGCGGAGTCGTGGGTCGTGTGGCGCGCGATCGTGGCCGACTACCGCGAGCGAGGAGCGTCCGGTGGGATGCTCACGCGATTCAAGCTCACCAGAGGAGCCTCGATCAAGGTTCCGTGGATGTTCCCGAGCAATCACGGCGCCGGTGGCGGATGGTACTCGCAGACCGTGAAGGTGAAGGCGTGAGCGCGAAGCGCCTGATCCTAGGCATCGAGCAGACCGAGCAGCCCGGCCAGTACGCGATCTGGTGCGGCCCGCGGCCGGAGGTGCCGAAGAACACGATCCTCGTCACCGGCGACGGGCGCACCGTGTACGCCGCGGCGGTCGCGCACCTCAAGACGCACTTCGTCGCCGCGTTCGCGCCGGAGGCGAAGTGAGGGTCGCCGAGATCATTGAGGGGGACGCGCTACGATTCGGCTCGCTGTTCTCCGGCATCGGCGGCTTCGAGCTCGGCTTCGAGCGCGCCGGGATGCGCTGCTCGTGGCAGGTCGAGCGCGACGGGGCGTGCCGGAAGTTCCTGCGACAGACGTTCCACCGGAGGGTCCTGAAAGATGTCCGATACGCGCGACGATCAAACCTCGCTCACGTTGACCTCATCTGCGGCGGCTTCCCCTGCCAGGATCTCAGCGTGGCCGGACGCCGCGCGGGCCTGGCTGGAAAGCGATCCGGCCTCTGGTGGGAGTTCCATCGCATTCTTGGAGAGCTTGCTCCGCGCTGGTGCGTCGTCGAGAACGTGCCCGGCCTTCTATCCAGCAACGGAGGACGCGATTTTGCCGTCATCGTTCGCGGGCTGGTCGAACTCGGGTATGGCGTCGCGTGGCGGATTCTGGACGCTCAGCACTTCGGAGTCCCACAGCGGCGCCGTCGCGTGTTCATTGTCGGACATCTTGGAGACGGGCGCACCGCTCAGGTTCTTTTTGAGCCCGAGAGCGTGCGTCGGCATCCTGCGGCGCGCGGCGCGGCGAGGGCGCGTCTTGGACCATCGCTTGCAAACCGCGCTAGAGGCGGTGGCGGCCTTGGCACCTATGCCGACTGCGGCGGAGGACTCATCGCCAGCCCCGTGACGGCGAGCGCCGGGCACCACGGGCACAGCAGAGCGCGCGGCGATGGTGCGGACAATCTCGCGTACACGCTGAACGGCTCGCCGCGCGGCACGGGTCCGAACTCCGGCAACGGTTGGAACTCGACGCTGCCGATCGGTCCGATGCCTCCGCTGCAAGCGGGATCTTCAACCGAGCGAGGAAACGGGAATCTGTACGTCGTGCCCGATGTCGCGTGGGCGCTTCAGGAGCGCGATGCGAAGGGCCCGGACTCCGACACGAAGGACGGGCACCTGATCGTGGCACCGACGCTGCGCGTGGGCGGGCGCGACAAGGGCGCGGGCGACTCGTCGGATAATACTCCGCTGGTGGCGGGGACGTTGCGATCGCATCCGAGGCCGGGTTCCAACTCCAGCACTGAGGTTATCGCAGGCGGATTCGATCCTCGAAACGTGACCAGTGGAGTCAATCGAACGAGGTTCCTGGACGGCGAGTCGCCCACGCTTCACGCCGGAGGGATGAGCGTTGCCGGGAGCGTCGGCGTCCGCCGCCTCACGCCAACCGAGTGTGAGCGCCTGCAAGGCTTCCCAGATGGCTGGACGCTCGGCCACGCGAACTGGAAGCTCAGCGACTCGCGGCGCTACCAGATGCTCGGCAACGCGGTCGCGGTGCCGGTGGTCGAATGGCTCGGGCGGCGGATCCTCGAGGTCGAGGCCCGCGAGCGCATCCGCGCCGACGCGCCGCTCCTACAAACGCCAACGCCCCAGTCGTAGACCGGGGCGCCGCGCTGCTCCGCTCCGCTGCCTGACTTCACCTCGATGCGCCGCACAGACCGGCGCTGACGTTTCTGCTCGCGGTCGAGGACGCCACGTTGGTTGCCCCGGCGGGACTCGAACCCGCGACCTCGTGGTTATGAGCCACGCGAGCTGCCGCTGCTCTACGGGGCGAAATCCTACGGGTCGGGCGTCGGATTCTCCGGCACGACATCGGGCGGAGCCCCGAGCGCCGTGCCGTGATCCGGCCCGGCACCCGGCAGCTTGATCTCCGCCTCATTCCGCTTCCCCGTTCCGAGTCGCCCCGCGAGCCATCCGACCACGACGCCGATGACCAGCCCGATCCCGAACACGAACTCGTAGGCCCGCATCGCCACGACGAACTTCTGGATCGGGTCCAACTACTCCGCCTCGTTCACGCTGATCGCCCGATTCGCCCACATGATGCACTCCGCCAGCCGGTCCAGGGCGATCAGCTTCTCGCGAGAGAGCGGGCAGGCGGCGTCGATCCCGTGCGCCAAGGCCCTCGCCCCGTCGCGCAGCGCCTCGTAGCGCGGGAGCCGGTCAGGCTGCGGCGCGTGGTAGTTGCGGTGCGCCCAGCGGAACGACTGCTCGATCTCGTCGTGGTAGTCGGGCATCAGGAGCCTCCCGGGTTCACGCCTTCGCCTCGTCGAGCTTGTGGTCGCCGCGGTCGCGGATGGGCTCGCTCACGGCGCGCTCCCGGGCTTGGTGCCGGCCGCGATCGCGTTGATCTCGCCGAGCACGGAGTCGCAGAGCGCGCAGCGGTCGTTATCCTTCGGACGCGGCGCCGGCTCCGAAGCCAGTTCCTCGGGCGAGAACCCGCAGAAGGTCCCGGCGCCCGAGAACGCGCACAGGTGCCACCAGCCGCCATGCTGCACCGTCACCAGCCCTTCGCGCACCTTCATCGCCGCCTGCGCCTCCTCGTAGAGCCGCCGGATCTCCGCCAGTCGGCGCGTCGAACGCTCGGCCGCCAGCTTCGCTCGGATGCGCTCGCGCATCGGGTCGGTCATCGGCGTCAGGTCCTCCGGGCGGATCGAGCCCGGACCCCACGGTATCAGACGCGGCGGTTCCTGCCACCCCTCGTTCATCGCGGCCCCTCCCCCTGGCTCTGCTGTCGCGCCCACCAACCTGGCGGCCGACCATTGATGGTCCACGAATCGGGCCCGTTCTGCGACGGGTGCTCCTCGACCACATTCCTGCCGCGAAACTCCATGAACATCACGAGCACGCCGCGGTCCCAGACAGCGTGGTGGACCCACCCGAAACGACGCGCTACCAGAGCCTCCTCCGCCGTGGGCGGCGGATAGTGCCGAACCTCGAGCACCGCGCTCACGTCGCAACCTCCAGCGTCCACCACTCGCTCACGCCACGAACTCCGCGCCGTTGGCGTCTGCGTTGTCCACCGTCAGCAGCGGGTGGCCCGGCACGAGATCGTGAGGCCGTGGCTTCCGTAGTCCGACCCGCGCGCAGCCGCAGCACCAGGTCTCGCCCACGAACGCCCCGCCTCGCTCGACCTGCCCGTGCCCCGCCCGCCAGTGCCAGCAATGCCGCGGGTCATCGGGCTCGCCGCCCTCGTGCCGATGGGAGCCGTGCGCCGCGGCCGGGGCCGACCTCAGTGCCGCGCCCAGCCCCAGCAGGCCGAGGAACGAGCGCCGGTTCACGTCGCCTTCCCGAGGGCGGCCTTGGCGGCCCCGATCTTCCGGCAGTACTCGGCGAAAGCGCGGCACTCGTCCGCCGAGAGCCCGGTGGTCGGGTCCGCCACCGCGTCGAGCTTCGCCCGCGCGTGCACCACCAGCGCCAGCCCCACCAGGAAACGCCCGAGCGCCCCGTCAGCTACGTCCAGCGGGCCGTTCGCGATCTCGTCGTGGCACCCGGAGCAGATCAGGTTCTCGAACCCGTAGCTCGCCAGCGAGGCGAACTGAATCGGCCGGCCGCGGCGATGGTCGAGCGCATCGAAGTCGGTGCCGCACGCCAGACACCGCCGGTCGTAGCACTCGGCCTCTGTCGGCTGCTGCCCCGGCGCCCACCGCGGATGCACGAAATAGCTCATGACGGGACCATCGTCAGCACCTTCGGTCGCTCGCGCACGGTGGTCCCGTCATCCGCCACCGACTCATCGTGCCGCAGCCCGCCGCGACCGTCCCGCATCAGGTCGTCGTCCATGCAGCGCTCAAACCACGAGAACCCGCACACCGCGCAGGTCCCGTGAAGGTGCGGGCCCACCAGTCGGCAGTCGGCGAATCCAACCAGCACACGGCCCAGCCCGGGCTCGAGGCCGTAGCAGAACTTCTTCTCGAACTTGGGCGGCTGGTTCGAGGCCGGGCCGACCCCGCACTTGGGGCAGCCCTTGTGGTCGTACTTCTTCGACACTTCGACCTCTCCGACGATCGCCCGGTAGAGTTCCAGGTCGCCCTGCTTCACGCGTTGCTCGCTGCCCATCGGCACCCTCCGTGGTTCGGGACAGCCGAAAATCTACCCCTTGACGAGCGTGGAGCGCAAGGACTATCGTGGGTGGAGTTTGAGGGCTGGTAGCTTTCAACCGAAGGAGGTGCGGGCGTGGCAGCCATCACCACGAAGTTCGCGTGCAAGGTGGTCGGACACGAAATCGTCGTGAAGCAGGGCATCGAACTGCTCAAGGTCAAGCTCAAGGGCACCGACTTCTCTGGCCTCAAGGTCGAGCTGGTCGTGGACAGCGCTGACCGCGGGAAGTATCCGTTCGGCTCGGCGGCGGTCGTGGACTTCGCCGTGCAGCAGTCGCTTCCGCTCGAACGGTAGCCGTGCATGTCCTTCGCAGATCAGGAGGCGCTCGCCACCGCGATCAACGCGCAGAAGGAAAACCGCGACATGCGGCCGGGCGAGATGCTGTGCGTCACGCACCTGGTCTCGATGGCGGTCAACCCCGAAACCGGACAGCTCGTGATCGACCCGAAACTGGTGCGAGCCCCCGGCACCCAGGGGCCGACCGATGAGGGCAATCCGCTCGGGCTCTCGAGCGAGGGAATCTGCCAGGGCTGCTGGCTCGAACTCCACTCTGGAGCCTACGTCCCCTGTCCCACCCACGGCATCCAGCCGGGAGGAACCCGAGATGACGGCGCCCGCGTCTGCCCGGTCTGCGGCCAGACCCCGGAAGAGGCTGCCGTCGGCCTACGATCCGCCCTGGAAGCGCGTGCTCCAGCGGTACTTGAAGCCGTCGCGGCTGAAGATGCCGCTCTCTTCGGGCCTGTGGGTGGTGTACCGCCGGATGGGCTGGACCGACAGCAAGGCGTACTGGAAAACCCGGTCGAGTCGCCTCAAGGAGAGCGAGCGGGTGAGGGAACTGCGCCCGACGGAACTGGCGCTCATGGCGACCATCATCCAGGCTCCGGTGGGGGAGTTCATGGAGGCGGTGGCGCGTGAGACCGGCATCCCAGAGCCGGTCGAGTACGAGACCAGCGTTCGTATTCGTATCGCCAAGAGTTCCCGCACACGCGCACGGAACGCCATCAACGAGCACAAGGCGCGGCTCCACCCGGTCCGGGCCCGGCGCCGCCAAGCCGTTCACCGCCTGATACGGAGGTCCGCACGTGGTAATCGAAAGCCAGACCAGCCCAGCGGTCCATAGCCCGCCCCCCGGCCCCGCCACCGACCCGCTCCACGGCCTGCATCCGGGCCGCATCGTCTACTACTGGGAAACCGTGATGAACCGCGGCCTCGCGGTCAACCCGGCCCTCGTGGTCGAGGTCCGGCGCGACGGCGAGGGGCACCGCACCGGGTCGGTCCGGCTCGCCGTGTTCTACGTCGACGGCGCCGACGGCCCCAAGCCCGAGGCGTGGTTCTCCGAGAAACCTGCGGCCGGCAAGTGGACGTGGCCGATGCAGGCCGACGGCACGCCGAATGTCGGATGAGCTGGGAAGCGCTGATCGGGCCCGGCTGGCTCGCGCTGGGATTCGGCTTGGGGATGCTGGCGACCCGGTCGGCGCTCCAGGCCGGCCGGTCGCTCCTGACGGCGGCCCGCAAGCTGGAGTCGGTCCCGGAAATGTCCCGACGAGCGGACGAACTCCTGCGGCTCCTGATGGCGCACGAGAAGACGGAGCTGGAGTGGACGGCAAGGCTCCAGTCGATGGACCGCAACCAGGCCAAGATCCTGAACGCCCTGCTGCGCGCAGGGCTGATCCGCCAAGAGGTAGCGGGCATAGGCGACGGGCTGATCGTGGGCTCCCGCCCGGGCCTCCAGGAAACGTCGCCGCCGGCAATCTCCGGCTCGCGACCGGGCGCCGGGCATATCTGATCTGGTGCTCGATGGGGCCGGGTGCCCGCCGCCCGCCGCGCGAGAGCGAGTTCTGCGAGATGTGGAAGGTCACGCTCCGGGACCTCGCCATGTTCGAGGCTGAGGACGGCTTCATGGAGGCGGTCGCGGGCTACATGGGCCACTGGCTCGGAGAACGCCACGCGGTGTTCGAGGCGGTGCTGCGCCGCGCGACCAACGTGAAGGACCCCGAGCACATGAAGTTCGTGGACAAGTATCTGGCGCTCACCCAGCCGCGCACGACGGTCGCGAAGCACCCGGCGACCGAGCCCATCCCGCCCGCCGGGCTTGACGCCTCGGGCGACGACTCGGCCGCCGTCGATCTCACGCGCGAATGAGCCTCACCCTCGGCGAGCTGCGCCGCGACTTTCCACTCTACGCCCGCGAGTGCCTCCGCATCGCGCCCAAGAAGGGCAACGTCATCCCGTTCCTGCTGAACGGGCCACAGATGAAGATAGAGGCCGCCATCGCGCGCGCGGTGCACGACGGCCGCCCGCCGCGCATCGTGGTGCTGAAGAGCCGCCAGGTGGGGGTCTCGACCTACGCCCAGGGACGCATCTTCCACCGCTGCCACCTGAATCCGAATCGTTCTGGACTGGTGCTCGCCCACAAGGACGACTCCGCGCGGTCGCTGTTCCGCATGAGCCACCGCTTCTACGCCCACCTGCCGAAAGCGATCCGCTGGAAAAAGCGCGCCCAGAACCGGCGCGAGATCCACTTCGACACCAACGACTCGCGGATGCAGGTGGAGGTCGAGGGCGAGGCCCGCGGCTACACCGCCCAGTACGTCCACCTCTCGGAGATGGCGTTCTACAAGACCCCGGAGGAGACCCTGACCTCGGTGCTCAACACCGTGCCCTCGCAGACCGACTCGCTGGTGGTGATCGAGTCCACCCCGAACGGGATCGGCAACCTGTTCCACGACCTGTGGGTGAACGCGAAGGTCGGCAAGAACGACTTCCAGCCGGTGTTCATCGCATGGTTCGACGACCCCACCTGTCGGATGCGGACCCGGCTCACCCCAGACGACCTCACGGCCGAGGAACTGGCGATGGTCGCGGCCCACGGGCTCGACCTACAGCAGGTCGAATGGATGCGCTACACCATCGCCAATAACTGCTACGGCGACATGGACAAGTTCCGCCAGGAATACCCCTTCGACGACCGCTCCTGCTTCATGGTCTCGGGGCGGCCGGTGTTCGAGCCCTCCGCTCTCCAGATAGTCCGCGGCGAACTCGAGCAGAAGTTCGGTGCGGGCGAGGCGTTCATGGCTGCGTTCGATACCACCTATCCCCCGTGCGAAATCGAGTGGGACGCGGCGGCCAAGGCGCCGAAGCTGGTGTTCGGTGCCCGCGGCCGACTCCGCATCTACGAGTACCCGGTCGGGAGGCGGGTCTATTCTTCGGGCTGGGACCCGTCGGCCGGCGACACCGGCAGCGACTACTCGCCCGGCTGCGGGATCGACAACCTGACGCTCAACACGGTCTGGACCTGGATCGGCAAGATGCCGCCCGAGGAACTCGCGCGCGTCGCCCGCCTGCTGGGGCTGCTCTACAACCAGGGCAAGGTCGCGTGGGAGGCCAACAACCACGGCATCGCCTTCGGCATCACGATCGAGGACCTGGGCTACCCCAACCTCTACTTCCGCCAGACCTCTAAGGAGTCGGTCGCGCGCGCCGTCACCGACAAACTCGGATTCCTCACCACGCCCAAGAACCGGATCTACCTGTTCGACAACGCCCGCACCGTGGTCCGCGGCATCGGCACGGGCGAGTTCCGGTGCGAGATCCGCGACCCCTGGCTGCTGTCGCAGATGGAAGGCATGGCCTTCACCCGCAAGAACGACCGCGGCGAGGAGCGCGCCGAGCCGCGCAGCTACCGCAACGACGACCCGCGCTTCAAGGACGACCTGCTGCTGGCCTACTGCCTGGCGCTCGAGGCCCGCAAGGCGTACCCCGAGGAGCCGATCCGTCCGCTCACGCTCCACGAGCGCTTCGAGGTGCTGTCGCACGCCAAATCTCAGATCGCGGCGGGCGGCGACATCCACTCCGGCGTGGTGGATCGGTTGAACGTCACAGCGGCGGAGCTTGAAGAAATCGACGAATGGGCGTATAAGCGGTCCAGTTCACGCGCGCGCCGCGGACTCGGAGGGCTGGTGTGAACGAAGTCCCGCACGACCTCGTCTCGCTCGTCACCAGGACGGTGAAGTGCTTCATCTGTGGTAAGGCGCTGCCGGCGACGGAAGCGTGGCACGCCGGTCACGGCGATGCCTTCGACCTCTACATGCACGAGTCGTGCGCGCGCGGCGCCACGGTTCGCAAAATCAGGAATCTCTACCGCCGATCACTGAAGGGAATCTTCATCGGATGAAGGCGCCGCGCTTCTACTGCGGGCCCCACAACAGTTGGCGCACGTTCCGCACGCGGCTCTGCCCCGACTCCGGGAAGCCCGCCACGCGCCTCAAGCGCATCGGCCACGTCGCCAAGACCATCCTCACCTGCCCCGACATTCCCGAGCACTTCAACATCACGATCGGGATGCCGGTGCGGTCGCGTCGGCACCTGACCGACCTCCAGAAGCGCCACGGGTTCCGCGACTACGAAGGGATGCGCGGCGCGAGCCAGTCGCATGTGTTCGGTGAGGGCGGCGAGGTGCGGCGACTGAGGCGCTCCGAACGGGTTCACGGATGAGGGCGCCGACGCTGTTCTCCGCGCCGCACGACGACGGCGGCACCTTCTACGCGCAGGGCGTGTTCAAGCAGGACGACCCGCCCTTCGAGGGCTGCGAGGACGAAGCCAAACTCGCGGGGTGGGTGAAGGACCTGTGGGAGAAGGCGCTCTACGCCAAGCGCCCGGAGCAGAACCGGCTCAAGGTGCTGGAACTCCTGTGGGCGGGTTTTCACTACAACACCCCACAGCTCAACCGCGAGAACGAAATCACCAACCTCGCTTTCCTCGCCGTCGAGTCGGTGTGGCCCGAGCTGGTGGAGAATCGACCGCGCCCCGAGCCGGTCGCGCGCCGCCCCGAACTCGCCGACAAAGCGGACAACATGGCTGAGGCGGTGGACTGGGTGTGCGACCGGGTCGGATTCGACGAGGCCCACGAGGACACCACCCGCGACAAGCTCAAGTTCGGCTGGTGCGTGTGGCTCATCGTGGTGGACGAGGCCAGCGGGATGCCGTCCGTGACCGAGTGGGACCCCTTCGACATCTACTTCGACCCGTCTGCTAGCGACATCAAGACGCTCGACCACTTCTTCCTCGCCACACCCGTCAACGTGCGGATGCTCAAGGCCAAGTACCCGTGGATGGCGGACGACATCAAGCCCGACGGCTACGTTTCCCCGAGCTACGACGTCTACGTGCGCCCCTACATCGAGAACTACCCCGACCGCCAGGGCGGGCGCGGCGAGGGCTACGTGGTACCGAGCGTCAGCGTGTACCCGGTGGCGGCCGGCCCCGGCAGCACCGAGTTCTCGATCGCCAGTCCGGGCGGAGCCTGGATGGAGGCCGGCAGCACGGTGTTCCTGCTCCAACTTTACATCCGCGACTACCGCACCCGGCGCACGGTCTACGAGGGCTACCGCGAGATCCCACACCCGAGCGACCCGACGCAGAAGATTCAGGTCCCGGGCGCCTACTTCGAGACCGACGACCCCGACTGGGGCGGGGCCTGCTCCGAGTCCGGCTGGTCGGTCATTCGGATGCTCTCGAACGGCAAGTTCCTGAAGCCCGAAAAGGCCGGCCTCGGCGGTTGCGTCCAGCCCGTCGACCCGTGCTACGGGGGCCTGCCGATCGTGGTCGGCCGCGACCACCGACATCCCGGACGCATGTACGCCCAGTTCGGCGAGATCGACCAGATCGCCTCACCGAACCGCCACTACAATATCCGCAAGAACCAGCTCAACCGCTCCCTCGAGTATGAGTCCACGCCGGTCCTGAAGGCCAAGGGCCCCATCAACCGCCAGTTCGACAAGGACAGCATCGACGCGGGCGAGGTGCTCGAGCTTCAGCACGGGAGCGACGCCGAGTGGATGGAGTTCCACGGACCCTCGCAGCAGCAGTTCGAGCTCATCGCGGTCGGCAAGGAGGACGCTCAGATGGTGGGCGGCATGAACGACGCCCAGCTCGGCCAGCGCCCGACCGGCATCGAGGCGGCGTCCGCGTTCCGCGCACTGATCCAGCAGTCGTCCAAGCGCATCCGCGGCAAGGAGCCGGCGGCGCTGCGCGAGTCGGCCGAGGTCATCAAGAAGTGCATGGGCGTGCTGGCCCGCAAGTACACCGGACCGATCGGATTCCAGGCCCGCAACGGCGACTGGGTGGACTTCGACCCGCGGGCGTTTCTCGAGGAGTGGGACTTCGCCTTCGCCCAGGGCAGCGGGCTCAGGTCGAGCCGTCAGGAGGACGACGCGAGGTGGCTCGCCTACTTCCAGGCCGGCGCGATTCCTCCTATTGAACTCCTGAAGCGCACGCGCTATCCTAACTGGCGGCAAGTGGGCGCACTCATGGCGGCTCAGGCCGCAGCGCCCTCCAAGGTGAGTACGACGATGGGCGAGGGGGGCCAGAAATGAAGCACGGCGCAGTCCCGATGCCGAAGTCTCCGCCGTCCACGGTGCGCCTGACGGGGAAACACGCACTCCCCTTCCACGGCACGAAGCCGGGCGGCGCGGTGAGCGCGCACGTCTCTGGCACGCTCTCCAACGTCGGATTCGACGAGTACGACGGCAACAAGCCCACGGCCACCATCGCGGTGCATGGCGTGAAGAACGCGCGCAAGATCGCTCGGCGCGTGCGCCAGGCTGGAGGACGGTGATGCCGACAGGCCCGGGTCGCTTCCGCGTCAAGACCACGCCCTCGGGCAAGAAGGTGCGGCTCCACTTCACGCCCGGCGGCAAGGTGAACGAGGCGAAGAGCCTCTCCACGGGCAAGACCCACACGCCTGCCGAGTTCGCCGCGGACCGCAAGCGCGGACGCCCGGCGCGGCGCATCGCGCGCGGCGTGGCGCACGCGGCCTACGGAGGCTGAAAATGACGATGGCGGCCAACATGCCGGAGAATGGGCCCGCCGTGCCGCTGGGCGAGCCACCCGACCGCAACCCGACCACGCTTGCCGACGCCGCCGATCAATGGGTCGGCCACGTCCGCCGGGCGCTCATGGACGGCGCCTCGCAGGACGAGATGAGGGTCATCGGTGCCGCCTTCAAGAGCGTGGACATGATGATCCAGCAGGCGATGGCCGCGGCCGGACCGGCCGGACCCGGCGCCCCCCAGGGCCAGCCCGGGGCGCCACCCGACGCGACTTCCGACTACGGCGACGGCGGCGGAACGCCGATGGATGAGAGGGGACCCTAAATGCTGCTCAACAGCCGTCTGTTCGAGATGGGCGCCGAGCACGACATTGATCCGAAGTCGCGCTTCCTGCACGGGCTCGCCGAGGGCGAGGGCGTGGTGGCCGAGCCGGTGGTGGAGAAGCCACCCGAGAAGGAACCCGAGCCGAAGCCCGGACCGCTCGAGCCGGCAGCCGAAGGCGACGACGACGATGGCGGGAACGACATCGAGACCCTGCTCGACGGCCTGAGCAGGCGACTCGAAGCCACGATCGACAACAAGGTGGAAGCGCGCCGGGCGGCCGGCGACGAGCGCCCGGAAAAGACGTTGCGGGAACTGGTCGAGAGCGAAGACGAGTCGGTGCTCAAGCTCGTCGGAGCGATCGAGAAGCTGTCCGAGAAGGTTTCGGCACTCGAGGCACACAGGACGCAAACGGATGCGGAGAAGGTGGCCGCCGCCGAGCAGGAATACGAGCAGCAGTACGCTCTCGGAGTCACGAAGTTCGCCGAACGCTACGCTGGCTTCACCGACAAGGAGCTGGAGTCGGTCGGCGCGTACCATGTGAGGCTCATCCAGCGGGACGAGAGATCCACGGCCCTGTCGTTCGACGAAGTCGCGCGCCGCATGTACGGCGACGATGGACTCGAGGCGCGAAGGACGAAAGGCGATGCACCCGTGAGAGAGGGCCGCCCGGCCCCCAACGGACGCACCAGCCAGCCTTCGGGTTCTCCGATCCCGGCACGCAGCACCGGAGGTGGACCCCCCAAGAAGTTTGAGCCCGGGCCCGGCAAGGGGGTCGGTGATGTAACCGAGCGTTTGAAGGCCGCGGGTGCCTTCAGGGCGGTCATTTCGGAGCGGTAGACCGCGCTCGGTAAAGCCGCTGGAGACGGACGTTGTCCGTCACGATCAACTGGGACCAGGTCTCGGCACTGGTTCAGGATTACTACATGCCCCGGGTGAAGGATAACTACTTCCTCAAGAACCCGGTGTTCTACCGACTCAAGCCGAGAGTCAAGCACTACGCAGGTGGTCGAGCCATCGTCGTCTCGCTGGGCTTCGCGCCCGAGGGCGGCGGCGGCCAGTGGTGGAGCGGTGCGGACAAGATGGACATCCGCATCCGCAACACCATCAACGCGGCGGTGTACTACCGCAAGAACTACTCCGTCCCCGTCGTGGTGGACCGCGACGAGGAGGATTCGGTGCGCGGCGACACCGCGATCGCAAGGCTGGTCGACACCAAGATGACGACCGCGGAGCGGACGGCGGTGGACGGCGTCGGCACGGCGCTCTTCAACGCGGCGTCCGACCCCAAGGCCATCACCGGCGTCCAGTACGCGCTCACGCCCTACACCGGAGCCGCACCGGGCACCATGCCGGCGCAGACCTTCGGCGGTATCGCGCGCGGCGCCTCGTCGGCGAATACCTGGTGGAACCACCAGGGCGACGACACCGCCTACACCGACACCGACATGGCGGCGCAGTTCAAGCCCATCGGGATCATGTGGACGAAGATCATGATCGCGGCCGAAAAGACCCCGACCATGATCCTCTCGAACTACGGCTCGATGCAGAGCTACCACAACCAGCTCGTGAAGAACGAGCGCTACCCGCGGCCCCAGCAGAACTCGGATCTCGCGAAGGCGGGGTTCGACAACGTGATGTACAAGAGCGCGCCGTGGGTGGGCGACGCGCGGGCACCGCGGACCTCCGGCAAGCACGAGCAGATCTACCTGCTGCACGAGCCGGCCATCCACCTGTTCGTCCACGAGCTCAGAGACATGAGCTTCGACCCGTTCCAGAAGGGGCTCGACCAGCGTATCCGGGTCGGGTACATCGACTGGTCGGGGGAGTTGTGCTTCGACGAGATGCGCTGCCACGGCGTCATCTCCGACTTCGACGCCAGCGCGGTGTCGTAAGGAGGAATGAAAAATGGCGGGTTACGTCTCGTTCGAGAAGCCCTTCAAGATCACCGGGCCCGACGGCACGGTGTACTACGAGGGCTCGGGCAAGTTCGGCACGCTGATCGAGGCCGAGACGGCTGCGGGTGATGTCACCGGCATCCTCTCGGGTGTCGCGGCCATCGTGAACAGCGCCACCGTGATCGCCGGCCCGTATGTGCCGGTCACGGAGTACGTGGAGAAACTGGTCGTCGCGCGGGTCGCGGCGGCCACGTCGGTCGGTCTGATCGGCGTGGCGCTCGGCACCTTCGCGGCGGTCGGTGGCAGCAAGGGCATCCTCGCCGGGGCGGGCAGCATCGTCGCGGTGCGGACAACGTCGGCTGGGATTGCGGTCGGAGCCGCCATCACGGGTTCGGCAACCGCGGGCCTGTGCATGGGCGATGCGGCGCCGCTGGCCGGAGAACTGCTCGGCGTCTGCGTCAAGGCGAACGCGCAGGAAGGGGCCGGCGGATACTTCGCTGGCGTCTACGTCGGAGTGGGGACCGGGGCGGTCGTCTAGTAACCAGCGAACAGAACGAAAACCGGGGCGGGGGCTGCGACTCGGCCCCCGCTCTTCGGAGGGTCAATGAGAGCAAGGCTGTGGCTACTCGTGGCGCTGTTCGCCATCCTCTGGGCGACGCCCTCTCGGGCGGCGGTCTACGCTCGTCCGCTGACGGTCATCGCCGGGGCCGCGACCGATACCGTCTCGATCAGCATGAACCGCGCGGACTCGACCGGCGTGTTCGATGTCCACGCGCTCGACCGCTTCACCGTGAGTTTCAAGCTCGCCGCGAACGCGATGGCGGCGCGCACGCTCCGGCTCGGAGTAGTTGTGCGCTGGCACACCACGAGCGGCACGGCGGACTCGACCAACACCACACCCGACTTCCGACAGTACAATCCGGCTGACTCGGTGGCGATCGCCGGGGCCACGGCCGGCTCGCGCCACGTTCCGTGGCAGGGCGAGCACGTCCTCTTCTTCATTACGCAGACCGGAGTGGTCGGATACAACGGCCAAGTCGCAGCGCTCGTGATCGACAACCCCGGAGCGAACGGGGTGAGTTTCAAGTACCGGATCCTCACCGACTCCAGCGGCGTCTCGGGCGCCTACACCATATCGGCGTGGCTCAAGGGCGCCACGTTCAGCAGCGTGAACCAGTGAGCGCATCGCTAACCAGAAAGTAGGAGCGCCATGCCACTCAACCCGTTCGCCGCAACCACACTGGGCAATCTGCTCGAGCGGGGTCGCCCGCGGCTCCTCACGCGCCAGTACAATCAGTCGTTGGACCTCAGAACCAACCTGTCCAGCGGGAACGGCACGTTTGATCCGCCCGACGGCACAATCGGGCCGATCATCAGGGCGGCGGCCTCGTCTGCGGGCGCCATCGAGATCGCGCAGGCGTTCGAGGACCTGACCGGCGGACCGGAGGGATGGACCGAGGACACGGTCCCCTCCTACTGGCACTTTCCGAGCTACTATCGCGTCCTGGTGACGAACCAGTTCTTCCCCGGGGCCCTCGACGGAGACCGCTTCGGGATGCAGGTCGGCCAGCGTTACAACACGAGTTACGCAGTCCTCAGCGGGGCCTCCGAAAGAGTCCACATCGGCTACTGGTTCGACCTCGCGCTCGCCAAGTGGGTGTGCCAGGTCAACAACCCCTTCGGGCCGACCGGGAACCACACTTTCACCAAGCTGCTTCCGAACAGCGTCGGCAACACTTATCCGGCGGGCGGCGGGGTCGCGCCCTACCAGCTCGAGGTGCTCTACTACCCGAACGACCGGATCGAGTTCTGGTTGAGCGGAACGGTGGTCTACGTCCTCCGCGACTCGGAGTTCAGCCCCTACCATCCGCTGCTCGACATCTACAACAACGCGAACAACGTGAAGGCGCTCGGGATGGGCCTCGGTCTGATCTTGGGCTGCTCTATCAACTCCTCCGCGACCGCCGGCTTCTACTGGCCGCTCGCCGAGACCGTGACATAAGGAGGGGCGCGCTGAGTGTGCCTTACGGCATCCGGTCCTACGGCCAGCCGTACTTCGCGGCGGTGCAGGACGGCCTCGCGTTCATGGACGGCAGCAACGGGCCGCAGGAGAACATAGTCGGCTCGGCGAGCGTCGTGCTCGACCTGCACTTCTCGCTCGAGGCGCTTCCGGTGAAACTCGCCAGCGACGATGAGGCCCACATCCTTTTCAGCTACGGCGAGTCCGGCCCGGGCGGGCGCGACATGGCCTGGATCGGGGTTTCACCCAGCGGCCGCATCATGGCGGGGATCACGAACGCGCCCGTCATGCAGAGCGCGCCGGGGCTGCTCACCAAGGGCAAGCAGCGGATCTACGTACAACTTGACTGCAACCAGACCTTCCCCGATCCGCCAAGTGACGCGCTCTTCGTTCATTTGGGCGACAGCGTATTCGCGCCACGGCTCTTTACCGCGACCTCGGCGAACGCGCGCGACCGCATCCTTCCTGGCGGGCTTGGCGCCGGGCCGGGCCAGTTCATCCTCTTCAACGGGGTTCAGGCCAAGACCCGCTGCGCCTGCACCATATACTTCGCCGACATGCCGACCTCGACCGATGAGGTCGGGAACTTCCAGACCTCCCAGTGGGACATCAACGAGAAGTACGGCACGGCGCTGGCACCCAACCCCGAGCGCGTCGCGCTCAACACGCACGCCTACACGCTCGGACTTACGATCCGCCGATACGCACCGCCCGCGTGGCCCCGGGTGTGGGGGTCGCCCTCGGCGGACGACATCTCGACTGCGTTCCGCTGGTATCGCAAGACTGAGTACGCGCGCCAGACCCGCACCAAGACCAAGTACGTGAGGGCGGCATGAGCGCCCTGATCGACTCGCTGGTGACCCAGTGCGCCACCAACATCTCAAACCCCGCGAAGGACCGGGTGACAGCACCCGACTGGCTCACCTTCTACAATGCCGTGGCCCGTGACATCGGGGCGCGGCTCTACGCCGTTCGCTACACCTCGTTCTTCGATCTCCAGAACGACTCCGACTACGACTACCCGGACGAGATGACGCGCATGATCGCGCTGTGGGTAACTGACACCCCGAGCGACCCCGACCTGTGGCGGTGGGTGGGCGAGATCCGCGAGGACCAGTTCCGCGATCGGGTGAATGTGCGTTACCCGACCGCCGCCCTGCCGAGCGAGTACCTGCCGGAGGCCACGATCTTCCGCGTGGTGCCGAAGCCGACCGCGAAGATCGCGCTCGGGGGCAAGCTCGAATACTGGGGCCTGCCGGACGAGATCCTGAGCACCACTGGGACGTTCATTCCGTTCCCGGACTTCCTGCGCGAATGGCTGGTGGAGGGCATGACGATCCACGCGCTCAGGAAGCTCAAGCAGATCGCGGAGGCGAACGATCGCTACGCGAGCTGGGAGCGGCGCGAGGCGGACTACGCTGCGCGCCTGACCGACCGCAGCGACGACCGCCGCTCGGCGCTGGTGCCGAAAGTGCGCGGCCGAGCGGCCCGGGAGATGGTGTGATGGCGCGCGGCACGCGGCTGGCGACGCAGGAATACCGCACCGGGATGTACGACTTCTCGGGCGGCGTCATCGGCAGCGCGTCCACGCTCAAGGCTCGGCCGCGCCACCTGCGGCGCGCCAACAACCTGCTGTTCCGGCCGCTGCGTGCGATGACGGTGCGCGGCGGGTCGCGGAGCATCACGAGCGCCTCTTTCGCGGCCTCGCCAGCCGAGGTTCCGCACAGCCTCGGTCGATTCTACAGCGCATCGAGTCCGAAGCTGTTCGCTGGCACCGACGATGGCGCGACCCGCCGCCTCCGCGAGGTCGCCGCCGGCTCCATCACCACGCAGACGCTACCGTTCACACCGAGCGCCGAGTTGTGGGGGTTCGACATGATGAACGCGGCGCTGATCGGGGCCCAGCGCGGCGGCAGCGAGAAGCCCATCTTCTTCGAGACCGCGAACCCGGCGAACACCTGGCACTCAATCGTGCTGCCGACGCCGGGCGCCACCATGACCCTGACCGGAGGCGCAGGCGGCAGCCTCACGGCGCTCGCCACCTACCGCTACCGGCTGCGCTGGAGGCACAAGAACGGCTCCAGCCTCTTCTCGACAGCGCAGAGCGTTACGCTCATCGCGGGCCAGCAGCAGGTCGCCATCACCACCATCCCGATCGGCACCCGCAGCGACTACCTCGGCTGGACGCTGGAACGCCAGAAGGCGAACGTCTCGGCGAGCGACCCCTACTTCGTCGTGAAGAACGATGGCACCGCAGGCTCTCACACCGACGGGCTGGCCGACGCCGACCTGTTCTACAGGGTCGATGACGGCATCCACGGCGAGCCTCCGCACTTCGATGGCGTCATTCACCACATTGGGCGCCTCATGGGCTGGGCCGGATCGACCCTCTACGTCTCGCAGGCGGTTGCCGACCTCGAGCAGACCGGTCCGTTCAACTTCCACCCACTCGCCGCCTATGTGTTCGCGACGGACGACGGCGACGCGATCCAGACCGTGATTCACCAGGCGGACCGCTTGCTGGTGTGCAAGTACGGCAGCCTGCACGCACTGGAGGGTGACGCCCCGCTATCGTTCCGTCCGATCCCGGTGTTCGAGGGGGTTGGCGCGGTCGGCCCGCGCGCTGCGGCCTTGTTCGGATCGACGGCGTTCGTGTTCAGCAGCCGTGGCCTCCACATCGTCCGCGGCAACGAGGTCACGCCCTTCGGGTGGAACGAGGTCGGGCAATACCTGGACGACCTCTCGACGGCGAGCATCGCGGACGTGGTGTTGGAGAACTGGAAGAACGAGTTGCTGCTGGTGAACTACAAGGACAACGCCGGAGTCTATCAGGCGCTCGTGTACGACCTGCGGCTTCGGGTCTGGTCCCACTTCACGGGTTGGAACATGCGCGACTCGATCGTACTGCGCGACGGCGGCTTCTCGAACGCGACGCTGCTGTTCGCCGACCCGGTGGCGCGCAAGGTGTGGTCGGGCTTCGACGGACTGCTCGACGGTCGCGCGAGCGACGGCAGCGGCGGAACCGGGATCCCGTGGATGCTGGAGACGGCAGTACAGGACGACGGCGAGCCGGAAACATGGAAGGACTTCGAGTGGTTCGAGGGCCGCATTGAGGGTGGCAGCGGCAACTTCGTCATCGGCTTCGACCTCGGGCCCGGGCGACCGCCGCAGTCGCTCTCGGTGAGCTACTCGGTAAACGGGGCACGGGTCCAGCCCGCCACCAAGTTTCCGCTCAGGTGCGGGCCGGGATCGAACGCGGCCTACGTCTACAAGATTGCGAGCGCCAAGCCTGCTATCGTGCAGGCGCGCCTGCCGCAGGACACGGTCGGCCGCACGCACGCGCTCACGTGGCAGGGCTCGTCCACCGACGGGCCCACCATCTACGGCTACGGTCTCGGTGTCATCCGGCTGCCGGAGAGGAGCTACTAGATGCCGCTCGGATCACTGAAAACATGGGTCGCTGACGAGGACTTCCTCGCGGTCGACATCAACGGGAACTTCGTGGTCGTCAGGAACAAGTTCTCCGAGACGGCCGGTGTCGGCATCCTCGACGCCGACTGCGCGACCGACATGGGGCTCTCAGGGCTCAAGCTCTCGAACGCCAGCGGCAAGCAGGTTGTGACCGACCGCATCGCCGACGACGCCGTGGACGCCGCCAAGCTCTCCGACAGCACGGCCGTGGACGCCAACCGCGCCGTCACCACGAACCACATTCGGGACGCCGCCGTGGTCGCGGCGAAGCTGGGGGCGGCGGCCGTCATCGCGGGCAAGGTCAAGACGACGACGCTGACCGTCGCTCACGGCGGGGCCACGATAGCGTCGGGCAGCGCTGCGGCCTTCAACACCGGACTCGCGGCCACGGTCATTCCTGTCCTGCTCCATTGGGAACGCGCGGCCGGAGCAGCAGCGCTGGAAGATCGGCTCAGTCGTGGCCTGTTCTACAGCACCGCAACCTCAACCTGGTGGGTATCGCTCGGCAACATGCACGAGTCTGGTGGCATCCCAGCCGCAGTCAACATCCCGCTTGCTGGCCTGACCCTGAAGCTCATCTACATCGCGGCGAGCTAAAGATGCCGCGCTCGAGCGGTGCGCTGCCGAGCGTCGCTCGGACCGATCCGCGGTCCGGCGTGAGTCGTCGGCTCGGCGAGTCGAACGCCCAGGACCTCGCGTGGGGCCTATGCCAGCCGCAGGACGGGGCGCGGGCTGGCAAGCACAACGCGGTGTGGGCGTTCGTGAATGTCGCCGCTGGTGCCGGACTCTATGATCTGGCGCACCGGCTCGGCGCGAAGGCCGTGGCGGTAGAACTCGTGGACCTGCGCTATCCGCAGGGTGCCGCACCCATCCCGCACGCGAGCGCGCAGGCGATCCGGCAATCGGAGTGGACAGAGACGATGGCGAAGGTGGATATTACCGTGGTCGCGGGCAACCTCGCTGGCTGCACGGCGGTTTTCTTGGTGAGAGGCGAATAAGGAGGTGTAGCGATGGGTCCGCTGGTGCTTCCTGCGATTCAGGCGGCGGGGTCGATCACCTCAGCCCTGCTCTCACGGCGCAGGTCGCGCGGCATCCACGGCAAGGTGCGGAATATCAGCGACCGCTTCCGCGCCGAGCGCCCGGTCGGCTACCTGACGCCCGAGGACTACGCCTACACCGAACGGCAGCGCGACCGCGGCACGGCTACCATCGGCGCACTCGGCAACGTCCAGCGTGGGGCGACGGTCGCGCGGCAGGTCGCGCGCGGACTCGGCCACTCGCCAGCCACCGAGTACCTGATGGAGCAGGCGAATCAGCGAGAAGCCTCCGGCGTGACCGACCTCAACCGATCGCTTGAGGACCGTCTGTACGGGATCCGGCGCGAACGCGAAGTCTTCGCTCAGAACCAGTTGATGACGGCGTGGGGCGCAGAACTGGGTGCGCTCCAGCACGACCAGGCCGGACGGCAGGCGCAGCAGGCGGCGTTCTGGAACTCGATGCTGCCGCTCGCGCGCGACGCCTCGTCCTACTTCTCCAAGGGCAGCCAGTCGCCCACGACCTCGGAGTGGGAGAACACTCCCAGCTACGAGGGCTGGTCGGACTTCAACCCGTCGAGGGCGTAGGCGGTGGCCTCCAGGGCCGTCTCTTTCCGCATCGCGCAGCGGCTCACCGCCGGGCCCGACCCGAGCCCGACGCCGTTCCGACCCGGCGAGTACAGCCCGGCGGCGGCGGTCGCCAAGCTCACCGCCTCCATCATGGCCGGAGCGCGCGACCGCGCACTTCAGGGCGTGGCGCTTGACCGCGCGGCGCAGGACAAGCGCTACCGCGACCTCCAGATGCAGCTCCTCGAGCAGCGCATCGCTACGCCCCCGGAGCCGCGCTACTCGGTCGACATCGAGGCGCCGGGTTCAATCGCCGGGTCCGAGAGAGGCCCGAACGCTCCGAACTTGCCGCCGGTCCACATCGAGGGCCTGACGCCGGCCGAGCGCGCGCACATCGCGCTGGGTGCCGCGAAGCCAGAGATGACGCCCGGCGAGCGCGAGCGACTCGACCTCTCGCGCCAGCGCTTCGCGCTCCAGCAGCGAGTCGCCGAGGCCCTCATGGCGCGCCGCCGCAACGCGCCCTCGCCCGACATGGGACCACGCGCCGGCCGGGTGCTGGAGGACATCGACGCCGAGCAGAAACAGCGCGAGCAGTCGTTCGGCAACCGCATCTCGCTCATGGTGAGCTCGGCGATCTCGGACCTCCGCAAGCCACGGTCCGAGCGCGCCCACAGGTACTTCGGCAAGCAGGCCGAGGAGTTCGTCGGGCTGACCTACAAGAAGGGCACCGGAAAGTTCTACGGGCCGGCCGGCGAGGTCGGCACGTCCGACTTCGACAGAATCACGAAGGGCATCGTGGACCGCTTCATGGCCCGGCGGAGGCTCACGATCGAGCAGCAACTCGCGCCGCGCCGCGCGCGGCTGCGCCAGCTTCTCGAGGACGCGGCACTCGGCCCGCAGTCGGACGAGGAGCGCTACCTTCAGGCTATCGCGGCTGGCCCGCCGGAGGAGTAGGTGGCCGCCCCGGCGCTGCCGACGGCGGGCGACTCCGCCTTCAAGGCTTGGTACGGCGCGCGCGCGAAGCGCCTCGGGCTGAACGCTGACCCGGACGCGCCAGAGCACCACTACGACTACCGGGCGGCGCACGCCGCAGGCGCCGAACCCGATGCGGCCGGGCACTGGCCGTCGGAGTTCAGGCGCCCAGGGCATCCGCGGCTCGTGCTGGGCGGGCGCAACACAGCGACCGGACAGGCAGCAACGCTGTGGGACATCATCCCCAAAGACAACAGGGGCCGGGTCTGGTTCAAGCGCCCGCAGGATGAAACCGGGGCTGCGGGGGCGCAACGCCCGCCCGCCGAAGCGGTCTACCTGGACCGCTCCTCGCTGACGCCGGCACTCGCTCGCTGGGTAGACACTCCGGTTCCCGCGACGCTCTCGCCCGATGGGCAAGCCCGCGCCGGCACCATCGCCGCGAACCGGATCGCTCAGGCGCTAGAGCGCAGGAGCGCGAAGCGGTGGACCGAGGCACTTGGCGCGGCGGGCACCACGGCGCGAGTGGCGGCCGAGCGCGAGCGGGCCCCAAGCGGCGTCGGCTGGCAGGTGCTCGGCGGCGCGACCGAGGGGCTCCCGAGCTTCCCCGGTGCCCCGCTCAGGAAGGAGCGGCTCGCGTTCCTCGAGGCGCTCCCGCCGCCGCGAACGAGGCCCGAGCGCATCGCGCGCGTGGTGGGGTCGGTCGGCGGCTTCATGGCAACCGCCTTCGCGGCCGAGGTTCTGACCGGGGGCGCGGCAACGCCCATGCTCGGGGCGCGGCTGGCGCGGCTCATCGGCCAGTTCGTCGCCCCCGGCGCCGCTGGCGCGCTTCAGGAAGGGACGGGGCGCCAGCGCCGCATCCGCGGGACGACGATGGCGGCGGCGGGCGGTGCCGCCGGGATCGCTGGCGACGTGGCGGCAGCGTCGGTGGCGTATCGAGCGGTTCGCGCTGCGGCGAAAGCGCAGGGCCTCGTGGACCCGGCGAAGCAGGCGGCGGCGCTGGAGGCCGCAGCCGTCGCCTCCGGTGAGTCGCCCGAGGTCGCTGCGGCGCTGGCTCGCAGCGTGATCCGCGGGACCGCGGGCCGGGTCGTCACCGGGGCGGCTCGGACCATCGGGCGCACGCGGGCACTGGCCGCGACCGGCGCCGCCGGGGCCACCTTCGGAGCGGCCCAGCCGTGGGCCGAGAACTACTGGCGGCGCAAGACCGGCGAGCCTGACCTGCCGCCCATCACCGGCGAGGACATGGCTCGCGGCACGCTCGAACTCACGGCGTTCAACCTGTTCCTGCACGGTGCGGGTGCGGCCGGAGCCGCAGCCAGGAGGGGGATGGCGCGCGGCACAGAAGGCCCGGAACGCCCACCGACCGCCCCGCCCGCGCAGATTGCTCCACCGGAGGGAACGCCCGAAGCGGTGCCGCCGACTGTTCCACGTGAAACCGTGCCAGAGGCCCCCGGCCCGGGCGGGCTCCCGCAGGGCTCGCTGCCGGGCCGGGGCATGGCGATCGTGGCGCGCTACGAGCGGCCGATGCGTGGTCCGGCGAACCCCCTGTTCGGTGGAGGCTCCCAGCTCGAGCTCTACCGCTCGAAGCTCCACCAGGGCCTCGCCGCGCTACCCGAGGGCCAACCGCCATCCGAGGGCGATGTCGGCCGCGTGGCGGCGGCGGCGGCCCGCTACGCGCAGAAAGCGGAGGCCATCCGCGCAGCGCTCATCGCACCCGTTCCGCCCGGTCAGGCGGCCGAGCACGCCGCGGCGACCAAGCGCACCGACGAGATGCTGGTGGGACAGACTGTCCCGATCACGCTGCCCGAGTTCGGGCTGGGAGAGGTGCAGGCGAAGGTCATCAAGACGTTCTGGTATCCGTGGGACCGCGAGGGCGGGTTCCGGGTGCTGGTCGAGGACCCGGCGAGCGGGGATCTGGTGCCGCTGCGGTACGCGAGTCCGGCGGCGTTCGGCGAGGCCATGCCAGAGCCAGCGGCACCGCTCCCGGAGCGCGGCCCGGCGGGGACGCTGCCGGGGATTCTCGAGCCCACGGGGCGGGCGGTTCGTCAGGGCGAAGCGCAACCAGAGGTCCGAGCGGGCGCGAGCCCTCCCGGTGAGTCTGCGGTGCGTGAGGGAAAACCCGGCGAGGTCAAGCCGCCCGCTCCGGCGGTCATCGAGCAGCAGGCCCAGGGCTACGCCGCCGACCACGCGAACCTGCTGGCCCGTGGCGACCAGCGCGGCGCGGATGCGTTCGTGAAGGAGCTGGTGCGCGGCTCGATCGAGTTCAAGGGCGACGATGCCGACGCCGCCAAGCGCGCGCTCATCCTTATCAGCAAGGCGGGGGGCAAGGCGCCGCCGGGTGCGGCCCCGGCGGGGGTGTCACCCGCCCCTCAACCGACGCCACCCCCCGCCGAACCGACGGATGCCGAGATCGAGGCCGCGCTTCGCCACCCCGAGATCGCCAACGAGTGGGAGCGGATGCGGCGCGAGGGCGCGACCGACGAGCAGATCGCCG